CTCAACTGGTGCAAGCATTTATAGATTTGCCCACGGCGCTACAGCTAACGGAACTACAAAAACTATTGATATTGGTACATCAGGTATATCTAACAGCACTACCAACGTAAATATTGGCAGTAGTGTTTCTGGAGCATTGGGTACAGTTAACATTAATGGACAAGCTCTTAACCTTGGATCAAACAGCAGTACACTAGTTACAGCATCAGTTGGTCCACAGGTTACTGGCAACACATTAAGAGTAAGAAGTCCGTCAGACGGTTCGGGAGCAGTCAACTTTACCACAGATTTAACCACTGGTACAGTTAACATGTTTGCCGGATTAACCACAGGTACAGTCAACGTTGGTGTTGGTTCAAGTTCAAGTGTTATTAATCTTGGAGGTCCAGGCGGCCAGGTGCGAGTTGGTGCTACTAACGGTGATGCTACGCTAAACGTAAGTGGTAATGGCACTGGTGGCACTGCCACACTGGCAACAAACGTAACCACAGGTACAGTAAACAACTGGACTAGTATTACAACAGGTACTATTAACTTTGGCACAGGCGGTGGATCAACAATTAATTTAGGCGGTAACGCTGCCACAGTTAACGTAGGTGGCACGGGCGGTAACGCAACTTTAAACATAAGAGGTAATGGAACTACAGGTACTGCTGCACTATCAACAAACGTAACTACGGGATCTGTAAACTTCTTTACTAGTTTGTCAACAGGTACTATTAACGTAGGTAGTGGTGCTGGCGGCAGATTGTCTGTGTTGTTTAATCAGGGTTCAAGTAGTACTAGCACCGGTGCAATAGTTGTAGCCGGCGGAGTAGGCATCGTAGAAAATCTGTATGTTGGCGGATACAGTCAACATGCTACTGGACTAGTAAGAACCAATGCACGTTTTTCAACATCTGAAAGACACCCTATGGGACATTATAGCCCTGGCGAATGTGTTTTTGAAATTGATCCAACTTGGACACAAACTGAATTACAAAACTTTTTTAATACCAGTGCTGTAACATGGAGCGCAGATGCCACAGCGCCAGGCGGATATTGTATACAGATTGACGGAAATCCTAGTGTAGCATCAGTAGCTTACGGTTCGGGATTCCCATTAATTCCAGTTGACACTAACGATATATTTTATTGTGAAGTTTGGCTGCGTAATGATCCAGCTTATGTGGGACCTGGACATTATATGGGATCAGTTGATATTAATGCCGCAGGTGCTAGTATTGGTGGAAACCCAGGTAGCTTTGGTTATTGGGTAATGAGTAATACCGCAGCATCTACAACTTGGACAAAATACACAGGATATATTACCGGATTTGGTGTTAGTACTGGACAGTTTGTAGCTAACACAAAATACTTTAGCCCATTGGCGCTATTTAATTACTCGTTTACATCTGGTACAAGACGCAGTTTTATCAGCGGTTGGAGATATACTAGAGTCTATAAAGCAGGCCGTAGAAAATATGGCGATCAAATAGCATTTAGTACCGCCACAGGATTAACTGCCACAGGCTCGAACCAAGGAACTGCATTAGCATTGACTGCTGACATAAACAACGTTACAACAACGGCAGCAGGCACCGGAGTAATATTACCGTTCTGGCAAACCGGTCATAGAATTCTTATAAGAAATGGCGGTGTTAGCAATCTTACTGTTTATCCAAACAGCGGAGCACAGATAAATTCTGCAGGAACAAACGCTGGATTTACACTATCACCAGGCGGCTCGCTAGAGTTTATCTGTATGACTTCAACTCAATGGGTAACTGTATCTGCTACTTACGCTTAATTATATAAGGTCAATTACATCAAAAATTGTTTGTAATTTGTTGCGAATAGTTTTGTTACTAAAACTATTTCGCAACCCTTGATGTAAAGGCTTTGGCGGAGATTCGAGCCCAGTCCATGCATAACCACTGTGTTCAGAACTTAACTTTGGAATAAATTCATCGTTGACAATGCATAGGTATGTGTGAAAATTAAAAATTTTATCATTGCTGACAAATGTTTCAATGGGAAAACTTTTAATTATTTCAGGAAAGAATCCAACTTCTTCAACTATTTCTCGCTGAAGACCCTGCCACGGAGTTTCAGATATCTCAGTAGTGCCGCCAACAATGCTCCACACTCCTTGATGCTTGCCATTGGCTTTTTGTAAGTACAGTATTTTTCTAGTGCTTTTTGCGTAGAATATTGCACCGCTACAGACAATTTTTTCTTTAGATTCCAAGGCTCCAGTTTCCTCTTCGATAGTCGCCCTCAAAACTCTTGCTCCAGAATACTCCGTTCCACTTGTACTGTGTGTTAGTATACTCGTTAGTTACGTAAATAATAATATTACTGCTTTCGTCAGCATCAAATATTACATTCCATTTGCTGCCGTCCCATTCAATTATGTCATCTGCTTCAGCAATGAAGTCTGTAAGATCGTTGTTTTTCCAAGCATCAGGACCGTCTTCATTCATATACAATTCATATCTAATAACACTTCCAGATGGAGCAGGATTGTCTAATGTAATATGATAGTTTCCAATCTCTTTGTTGTCAGGAACTCTGCTGCTTCCTGACCCAACTTCGACGTCGTTGACAAATATTTTATGATCGTAAATTTTTCTATGTAATATGTCAGTGTTGATTGTATACACACTATTTTCAGCAGTAAATGTATCTCTTATTCCGCCGCCAATACTTTCTAAAATAAGATATCTAGTACCTGGCACTACATTTGAAGGCCTAGTTCTTCTTGGGTCTATAATAGCATCAAAAGATCCTAAATTAGATCTAAAATTTGATGCAAGCGGCGTGTTCGAAGGAAAAGTATCAGTGTCCCAGTTTACCTGCAATATACTTTCGTCAAGTTGATTTACTGTGCAATATCCAATAACGTATGTACCGTCAGGCTGTTTAAGATAAATCTTACTCAGTCCAGGTTTATACAAGTCTGGATATTGTTCTAATAGTTGAAGCCAAGATATATACTCGCCGTTGCTGACTAATCTTATTTGATTACCACTAACTTGAATATTATCATTTCCTGGCGTAGAATTAATATTTGTCAACGGTGTAGCAACCCAAGATCCATTAATACCTATATTACTGTCGCTGCCAAATCCGTCAACAAATGAATCATTTCTATCAGTTATGCCACCAAGGATACTGGTAACAATATTAGTAACAACACCAAGGCGTTTTACTTTAGCTGGAGGACTGATGTATATAGGAGTTTGTAAAGACAAAGATGCAATATCTATTTCTGTTGCTGTGCCTACAGGTATGCTTCTGCTACTGTAAGTTACTTGAGTAAGATCAACCACCGTTAAGCTAGTCCAGTCAACATAATTATCTGTAGTTTGAATTTCTAAACTAGGATTAAACAACATTAGTATTTGTTCAAGTATTTGTAATTTTTGATCATTACTAGTAGACCATATGTCAGCTTTTACAGATAGCTTATACGGAGTGGGCATAAGACGTTCAATGGTATAACTATTTCCTTGATTGGTAGTATAGTTGCCGTCTTGATTTACTTCACGCTCTCTTACATGTATCTTGCCTACAAAACTAGGATCACCTAAACGACTAGTGTCTAATTCTAATTCGCTTATGTACACTGAAATTCTAGGAGCACTTACTACAGTATTTTCACTATTTTGATTAATGATATTTGCTACTTGTCTATCTGGATCTCCATACACCACAGGAACACGCACCAATGTACCGTCGCCATACTTTACAACAAAGTTGCTCATCAATCTAATGATTTGCAAAAGATATCTTCTTATTTGACCATCGTAAAAATATTGCATTATAAATCAGCCTTTGGTTTAAGAGCTTTACTTACAGCCACTCTTTCATCTGTTGAACTAGAATATAACTGCCATTCTATTTCGTAATTAGTAGGCGCTGTATCGCTAAATGTCAGTAAAACTTTTCCTCCAGTCCCTGAACTAGCAGTCACTGACGGAACTAGGCTATCACCAAAATTAACATTAGCAAACATACCTGCGGCATAAGTTTGAGTAAGAAGATGTTTCTTAAATCCAACAAGGGTAATTTGTCTGCTTGATAGATTAGTGATACCAGTTGTACTTACCAACTTATAAGTACCAATACCGCCCGAACCTGAAAGAATAGATTCAATTTCTATATCATTATAGATGTTTGCATCAGCAGGTATTTTTGGTAAATTAAAAACATATCCTTCTTTGATAATTTTACCAGAAGGAATAGAACTTACTGTAAGAACAAGATCAGTTCCAACTGTGGTTATTGATGCGTTAACTTTAAACGATTCAACCTTGTACACATCGCTGGCAATAAATCCAATACCAACTTTATTGTTGTTATTGATAAATGTTCCTTTGAGTGTACTTCTAGTATCAGTATTGGTCATAGTCATACGTACATCGTCTTCTCTTCGTATCCATCGTGATCCATCGTATCGAAATAGTCGATTAGGTAAAAAGTCAGTTCTTAAAAAGTAATCACCATCATAAGGATTACTAGGAAATTGTATTCCGTGACCAAAATCAACACCGTTTTCTGGAACACCGTCTCCGACTAGATATCCTTGATAGCCACTGCGCTTTGGTCTCTTCAACACTCTACTAGCATCAAGGTTAGTAGAAGATGAGTCTGGAGGGAAAGATGTATCATCAACTGATTCTAGTGCAGCATGGCCTGAAGTATCAACAGCCACTGTGTATAAATGTCTAGTTTCATAACCGCTCTTGGGAGCGTCAGCTTCGGCTTGTGCAATTAGCTGATCGTTTATGTCTAATACTTTTTGTTGCGTACTTAACAACTCACGCAGTGTGTTATTAGTTTCTTCACCTGTAACCGGATCAACAATCTTTTTGTCAAATATTTCTTTAAATTGTTGACTGTCTGAAATTTTTGTAAGTTTTAATCTATAAAGATGCGGATACCAAGTTGGACTAAACCCTTCGGCAGCACGGCCTACATCGCTGATAACATAATATCTTGGCAAACTTACATCTAGCTCATTGAGAGCAAACTCATCTTTAAGATGCGGGATTTCTAGAACATCACCGCTAATAGGTTTACGCCCTAGAGTATTAACAAAATCGTTAATATGTATTGTCATATACAATGTGTCGTTATCAAGAAATAAACCAAATTGGCTTAAATTAAAATCAAGATCTTGTACATTGTAAACGCCACGTATCTTGTAAATGCTAGGATCGTACTTTCTATCTCTGTTTTCTAAAAACAGCAGATCTTGTATATTCTTAACGTTGTACGAATCAATAGTAGGTTGATCAGCAGTACCGTTGGCTACTAAAGATGGACCCATATATTTGTGTACGTAGACGTCTGTGCCGCCAACCTGGAACATTTCGCTAGCTTGGCGATCTATAAATTTATAGTCGTTGCCCTTTTCGGGACGGTAAAGTGATAAACGTGGCATAGTACAGTATTTATTCGATAAATATACTGGGAGACACCAATGTTAGAAATTAATGTTCAAGCTGAAAAACAAACTTCCTGACGAAATTGTCGAAGTAAGATCAGTATTTAGACGAAGCCTAGGCAGTAGATCTGTAGGAACAGGTACTAATTTTGAGCCATTTAATTTAGCCTACACAAACACATATTTGTTAAATGCTACAACTCTTGGTGGTATTGCAACCTATGACTTTTTTGCACAATATCAAGAAATGGTAGGACGTATGTTTGGTAGTTATATTGAATTTCAATGGATTCCTTACTCTCATACATTAAGAATTTTACAAAGACCCTTTACTGAAAAAGAAACATTATTGTTAAGATGCTATAACTACAGACCTGATTTTAATCTTATAAACGATATCTATGCAGGACAATGGATTAAAGATTATACACTGGCTATCTGTAAAGGGATTCTAGGCGAAGCACGTAGTAAATTTGGAACCATTGCTGGGCCGCAGGGCGGAACACAATTAAATGGTGCAGATCTTAAATCAGCTAGCAAAGAAGAATTGGAAAAATTAGACAAAGAATTAGAAACTCTGATCAGTGGCGGAACTGGTTATACATTTGTAATAGGCTAACATGAAAGTTTACGAGATTATCAACGAGGCAAAAGTCAAACAGGCTAAAATGACCAAGCGTCAAAATCAATCTACTACCGGTGTACATACGTTTGGCGACGCAGAACGAGCCAACAGTGACTATGTACAGTTTCGCGTAGGCATGGCAGCGGCAGCAACTGATGGCAAAACAATGCCAGACATAGATGCTAAAAGCTGGATTGGAAAAAGAAAAGCAGCATTTCCTTATACTAAAGAAGAAGCAGATATTTTAAAAATAGCCTATAAAGCCGCAGGCGCCAACTATGAAGATTTAAATCACGGAGATCTTCATAGTAAAGAACTTGACAGCACTCAAAAAATTAGCCCAGTTGCTAAACCAAAACGCAACAAGTATGGCGTATAATCACTCTTGACAACTTGATAAAAATCCTGTAATATATATTATCACTGGGAGATAATATGATTATAGGCTTTGTAGGATTTATTGGCTCGGGCAAAGATACTGCCGCAGATTATTTGGTTAACTTTCATGGCTTTCGTAGAGATAGTTTTGCCAACACACTCAAAGATGCTGTCAGCGCAGTATTTGGCTGGGATAGAACACTATTAGAAGGGCGCACTAAACAAGCCCGCGAGTGGCGAGAACAGGTAGATCCGTGGTGGGCAGAACGCCTAAACATGCCTAATCTTACACCACGCTGGATACTGCAATACTGGGGCACAGAAGTTTGTCGTCAAGGCTTCCATGATGACATTTGGATTGCCAGTTTAGAAAATAAAATACGCAAAACCACTGATAATATTGTTATCAGCGATGTGCGCTTCCCCAACGAGATTAAAGCAATTCACAATGCAGGGGGCAAAGTAGTACGTGTTGTTCGCGGCGCTGATCCAGAATGGTATCAAGATGCTCTTAATGTAAATGCTGGTCCTACCAACATGAGTTGGGCTATTAGTAAAGCACGAATGGAAGCATTAAAAATTCACGCTAGCGAAACAGCATGGATCGGCCGAGGCATAGACTGCGAAATTGATAACAACGGAAGCATTGATGATTTATTCAGTCAGATTAAAAATCTGGTTGAAGACCAGCTCGTTGCCAGTTAAATCCTTCTTTAGCTAGTACACGTTGACAATTAGCACAGACACATTTTAAATTAGTGTGTCTACTGTTATTAAGATTGCCGTCAACGTGAAACACATTAAACTGCTCTTTATGTTTGCTTTTAAACCCGCATTTATCGCAGACAGTTTTTAAACGATATCCGTCCTGGTACCATTTAGGAATACCTTTTCCTACACCTCCGGCAAGACATACTTCGCACTTTTTACGATAGTATGTTTTACCATTCTTATAGTAGTTAACAGCGGCGGGTCTAAACCCACAAATGCATAGTGGACGGGGCATACTGTATTTATGCTCCCCTTTTCTGCCCCTTTTCATAGGCGTATTACGGGTCCATTTTAGAAAAAACCGCTAAATAAAAGTATAATGAAACCCCATAGGAGAGTTTAATATGGCATTAACTTCACCAGGCGTAGAAGTCAAAGTTGTTGACGAA